TATGAACTAAAGAAAGCATTATGGTTATCATTAGTAACCGTAAATGTATTAGAAGGTTTAAGATTTTATGTATCGTTTGCTTGTTCATTTGCATTTGGTGAACTTAAACTTATGGAAGGTAGTGCTAAAATATTATCATTGATTGCTAGAGATGAAAGTCAACACTTGGCGATGTCGCAAAACATTATCAATGCTTATAGAAATAAAGAAAATGACAAAGTGATGAACAAAGTTATTAAAGATACAGAAAAAGAAGTTTATCAAATTTATGATGATGCAGTCCAAGAAGAAAAACGTTGGGCAACTTATCTGTTTCAAAAAGGTTCTATGATAGGCCTTTCTGAAAAACTGTTACATCAATATGTTGAATATATAGCAAATAGAAGAATGAGAACTATAGGATTAAATCAAGTATATGAACAACCGTCAAACAATAATCCATTACCATGGACACAACATTGGTTTAATAGTCGTTCAATGCAAAATGCTCCACAAGAAACTGAAATAGAAAGTTATGTTATTGGTGGACTTAAACAAGATGTAAAAAAGGATCAATTTAAAACATTTAAACTATAATGACAACACTTACTCCACCAAATTTAAATAAAGTTACAATCAGTTGTAAAAATTGTGAAGTATCCTATCACGTTGAATGGGATGAAGAAATAGAACCAACTACTTGTCCTTTTTGTGGTGCAGACACTTCTATAGATGAAGAGGATGCAATTTTTGACAATGAAGAAGACGAAGACGATTGGAATTGATTATAGTTTAAGTAGTCCTGCTATATGCGTTTGTAGAGGAACATTTAAATTTGAAAACTGTAAGATATATTATCTTACAAATGTAAAAAAATATGAAGGTGATTTTTGTAATGGACAAATAAATGGCAGACTACATCTACCCTATACCTCCGAGACTCAAAGACACGACCAGATTTCCGATTGGGCGATTAACATTATTGATACTGCTATTGGTAATATTTTTGTAGAAGGATATTCATTTGGTAGTAAAGGACTTGTATTTAATTTAGCAGAAAATATGGGTGCCTTAAAACATAAACTATATAAACTAAACAAAAGATTTGAAAGTATTGTACCTGGCCAAGTAAAGAAAAATGCTACAGGTAAAGGTAACGCAGATAAACTAAAAATGTATGAACAGTTTGTCAAAGATACAGGTGTTAATTTAATAAAAGAGTTTGACCAAACAAAATTAAATAATCCTGTAACAGATATAGTTGATGCTTATTATGTAGGAAAAGCAGGTTATGATTTATAATGCAGGTGGTAAGTCAAGTGAAGTTATAATTGATTTAGAAAATAACACAGTAGTTAAAAAGTTTAAAGAAGAACAAAAGAAAAAGTTTGTAAGAGGTTTAGGTTATCATTGTTATTTAAGAGAACTTGAATGTTTAAAAAGACTAAAAGGTCACAAAAACTTTCCACAGTTAATTGATTATGATGATGAAGAACTAACTATCACAATGGATTATTGTGGCACACACTTTCCCACAGACGGTCAATCAAGGCCAGAGTTATTACAACAAGTTTATGATATAGTAAACACATTAGAAGAAAAAAATATAAAATTTACTACAACACAATTTCCTTATCAAAACATACTTATAAAAGATAATATCATAAAGATGATAGACTTTGAGTTAGCATTACCCGATGGCAGTGATAACTTAAAATATTTTAAAAATCATCTTATAGAAACAATAAGAGAAAAATACGACATACAAAAATTTGAAAATGAGTTTAAAATATTAGTAGTAAAAGGTGTCGTTATAGACGACCATAAATATGAAAGAACATTAAGAGAGGCAAATGATATGGTAAAAAATGAATGGAATAATTATCAAAAATCCAATGTAGGCAATAGTGCTAAATGGAGAATAAACAAATTAGATTTAACTCAATATGGTGGTAGTGAAAAAACACTATTAGACCTTGGTGCAAATCACGGTGAGTTTTGCGTTGAGTTAGCAAACAATTTTAAAACAACAACGGGAGTAGAACCTTTTGTAGAACCACCAAAAGAAATGCCATCAAATATGAGATGGATTAAAAAAGGTTTTAAAGATTTTATTTCTACAAATAATGAGGAGTTTGATGTAGTATTTTCTTTTGCTATGACTATTCAAGTTAGAGATGTTGATGGATTAAATGAAACACAAATTGCTGATGGTCATTATAACTTAACTAAATCAGGTGGTATTATGATTTATGAAACTCAAAAGTTAGAAGGTAGAGAAATGAATCAAAGACACGTTGATTTAATGTTACCTGCTTTTAGAGAAAAGTTTGGTACAGAAATAAAATCAGGTAGTGCTAGAGAAAGTGGTAAAAGACAATATTACGTTTTTAAAAAATAATGATTCATATTTTTGAAACAAAACACGTTGTTAGACAGTTTACTCACGCATTTGTAGAAAAACTACCTAACAAAAAATATGATTGTGTTGAAAATGCAGGTGAAGAATTTTTTAGAACGTCTTGGCCTAATTTTAGAGATGATTTACAAGAAGGTGACGAGATTGCTTTTCAAGGTATTATAAGAAATACACACACACTTAAAAAATATTTTGATAAACATAACTGGTACTATTTTGACCAACCATATTTCTTTGCTTCACATTATCAAAAACATCCTGAATTTAACGATATATGGTATAGAGTAATTAAAAATAATACACAAAAAAATTATATTGATACCAATCCTAAACATAAAAAACGATTTGAAAAAATACAAGAACAAACAGCTGAACTTAAATTAAAACCTTGGAGAAAAGATAGTTCCAATAGTCATATATTAGTCATACCACCATCACAACATACAGCACGATGGTATGGTTTATGCCGACACGAATGGGAAACTGAAATAGTAAAAGAACTAAAAAAACATACAAATAGACCTATTAAGGTTAGACATAAGTTTGTAGATAATGCTGACTTCGGTAAAAAAGTACATAAACCATTACAAGAAGATTTACAAGGATGTTGGGCAATAGTTTCTTGGCACTCAATGTGTGCCTCCGAAGCAGTTATGAAAGGTATACCTAGTTTCTGTAGTGAACATTCTCCAGCTGCACCAGTAAGTCGTAGTTTACAAGAGTTAAATAAAATAGAAAAACCAAAAATGCCAGATAGAGAATTATGGTTATATTCATTACTAGGTTCTCAATTTACAATATCAGAAATGAAGTCTGGTTTTGCTTATAAGTATATAAACGAGGAGTAAAGTATGAATGAACTATATGAAAAAATGAAAAAGATTGAGGGTGAATATTTGCAACCTCAAAACTTTAAACAATATAAAAACTATTGGTTACCAGAAAACATTGTAAAAGAAAGTACAAATGTTTTATCATTTGGTGTACATAGAGATGTAGGATTTGAACAAGCGATGTGTGATGACAATCCTAATTTAAATATAAAGTGCTATGATCCAACACCAGATAGTTTAAAACTATTTAAAAATAAATTTAAACATAGAGATAAAATGATATTTTATCCTGAAGCATATGCTAAAGATAATGGTAAGATGAAATTTTATTATGACAAAAATGATTTAACAAAATGTTTTTCATTATTGCCTTTACCACAATTTGGTGAAAATCCATCTTATATAGAAGTAATGACACGAAACTTAATTACTATTATGAAAGAGGATATGCCACAAGTTGATATTATTAAAGCAGATATTGAAGGTGTGTGGTTTGATTTTTGTAGAGAGATATTAGATAATGATATTGACTTTAAAGCATTTTTAATAGAGTTTGAAGTTAAACTTATTGACAATGAAACAAGTTTAAAACAATACGAAAGTTTATTAAAAGAGTTTAAAGATAAAGGTTACAAACTATATTTAAATAGACCTAGAAACAAATGTTTAAGTGAAGCAGTTATTTTAAGATGATAAAAGTTTTTTCTAAAACAGCAGTATTAAAAAATCACAAAGAACTTTTAAAAGAATTTACAAAAAGTTTAAAAGACAGAAAATTAAAAGCTCAATGGTGTAAAACTACTGAATATTATGACGAGTGTGATGTTGCAGTTATATTTGGTTCTTGGAAAAAAATAAAAACAAAAAAAGAAACACCAGAAAATTTACACCATAAATTAAAAAACAATATTGTAAAACAACATAAATCAAAACCTTTGATTGTATTTGAAACACCTTTATTAGGAAGAACAATCACACAAGACCATAGTTATTATAGAGTTGGTCTTAATCACTTTTTAAATAATCTAGCAGATTTTAATAATAAAAATTCTAAACCCGATAGATTTAACTTATTTGGTTTAACTATTAAACCTTGGAGAAATAAAGGTGAACACATATTAGTTTTAGGACAAAATATGAGTGACGCTTCGCTGTTGGGTGGTGATATGGAGTTGTGGATAGTTACAACAGTAAAACATTTATTAAAAGTTACAAAAAGAAAAATAATAGTTAGAGACCATCCAGAAAATAAAAACAGATTAGAAGATATATTGAATGTTTATTTTGGCGGTAACAATCAGGTAGAATATGATACAAATAAAAACGTAATAGATAGTTTAAAAAATGCTCATTGTTCAGTTGCATTTACAAGTGGTAGTTCCATAGATTCAATATTAGAAGGTGTTCCTGTTATACCTACAACTCAATATAATTTTGTTTGGTCTATTTCTTCACATCAATTAAACGATATTGAAAATCCTAAACTAGGTAATAGAGAACAACTACTTTACGATTTAGCATATACACAATGGAGTGTAGATGAAATAAAACAAGGCCTACCTTGGGATCATTTATATGAAAATATTAACTGTAACAACCTGGAACAATAAACTATTTGATGCCTATGCTCATAGGTTTCAATCAACTTACAATTGGTCTTTTCCTTTAAAGATTTACAATGAAGATGGTGATATGTTTGATGAAGTACCTAACTGTAAATCATTTGTAGAAAGAAATAAAAACAAATACAAATATACAAGTTATGAAGAAAAAACAAATGACTATCGCAAAGATGGTGTTCGTTTTTGTTACAAGGTATATGCCTATACACACGCAATACTAAACGAAGATGTTGATGGTATAATAGGTATTGACGCTGATAGCGTATTTTACAAATCAATTGATGAAGAATGGTTAAAAAAACATATACATAGAAACGATTGTATGATGACTTACTTGGGTAGACCTAACTATAGTGAATGTGGTTTTTTATATTTTAATTTAAAACACAAAGATACAAAAGACTATGCTCGTTATATGCAGGAGTTATATGATAATGACACTATATATACCTTAGAAGAGCAACACGATAGTTTTATATGGGATTATGCTAGAATGAAATTTGAAAAAGAACGTGGTACAAAAAATCATAACATTGGTGATAACAAAACAGGCCATGTACAGGCAAGGTCTGTACTAGGACCTATCTATGACCATACCAAAGGTCGTAGAAAACTAACAGGTAAAAGTCCAGAGGCAACAATATGAGAATGAAGATTACATATCCTAATGGTACAACTTATGGTAAAATAGATTTTACAAAGTGGACAGATTTACTAGGTATTACTAATTACAAATTTAATGGTCAAAGAGTTTTAGACGTGGCTACTGATGAGGGTTGGTGGGCATTTTGGGCAGAGATGAATGGTGCAGAATATGTTGAAGCAAGTGACGTTGAAAGAGGTGAAGATTATGATTGGGGTGCTAAAAAAGATTGGGATTGGATTAACAATTTAAATGAAAATAGAGGTGGTAGAAAGGTTTTAGATTTTCACCATAAAAATTTAAACAGTAAAGTTGTTATAAAAAAACAAAGTATCTATGATGTAAGAGGTGATTTTGATTGGGTATTTGCTCATGGTTTAATGTATCATTTAAGACATCCACTATTAGCAATAGATAGAATTGGTAAAGTATGTAAAGGTGTTTTTATATTTGAAACATTTATAGACATAAACAATCCTAACCAAGAAGTAGCAGAAACAAAATTTTATAGAACAACTGAACTAAATGCTATATCTAATTGGACAGGTGCCACAACAGCTTGTTATACAAGTTGGTTAAAAGACGCTGGATTTGAAGACGTATATTTTACAAAAGCCGCATCCGATAGAAGACCACCTAGACAGATTTTTATAGGTGTAATTGATTCCAAATATAATACAATTTTTAAAAATAATAAAAACTTAACTTATTGTGATGATAGTTATTGGAAAAGAGTTTACGAAAATACAAAATTTAAAGAGGAAAAATGATAAACATTTTTATAGGTTATGATGAGGGTGAAAAAATAGCATTTCACGTTTTATCAGAAAGTATTAGACAACACTCAAGCGAACCAGTAAGTATAACACCTATTGATTTAACAACAACACGAAATATATTTACAAGAGAAAGGGCAAAAAATCAATCAACTGAATTTGCATTTAGTAGATTTTTAACACCATATCTTTCAAACTACGAAGGTTGGTCTATTTTTATGGACTGTGATATGTTATTAAGAACAGATATAAAAACACTCTGGAATATGAGAGATGATGACTATGCTGTTATGTGTTGTAAACACGATTATGAACCCAATCAAAACGCAAAGTTTAGAGGTGCTAAAAACGAAAAGTTTCCTAAAAAGAACTGGTCAAGTATGATGTTGATGAACAATGCTAAATGTAAAGCATTAACACCTGAATATGTAAATACTGCTACAGGTTTAGAATTACATCAATTTAAATGGTTAGAAAGTGAGAGAGAGATAGGCTCAATACCATTAACTTGGAATTGGTTAGTAACTGAATATGAATATAATGTAATGGCAAACAATGTACACTTTACTTTAGGTGGTCCATACTTTGAAGATTATTCAACTTGTGATTATGCAAATGAATGGTTTAATGTTTATACAGATATGGTTAAAATAGAACTGTGATAATATCTCATAAACATAAGTTTATTTTTATAAAAACAAGAAAGACAGCAGGCTCAAGTATAGAACATTTTTTGTCAAAATATTTAGGATCAAATGATATATGTACTGGTAGTGAAATAGATAAAACACCTCGTTTAAATGCACCACATAAAAAAGGACATATTGATTACAAATGGATAATGAATAACTACAAAGATGAATGGAGTAAATATTATAAGTTTGCTGTTGATAGAAATCCTTGGGATAAAATGATTAGTTATTTTTATTGGCACAAAACTGATAATGATTCGTTTGAACAATTTTGTTTAGATAATACTAAACAATATGATTGTTGGTTTAGATATGCTGATAATAAAATAAAAGTAGATAAACTAATGAAATATGAAGATTTACACAATGAAATAAAGAACTCTCCTTTACCTTACAATAATGAGTTGCTAACAATTTTTAAGAAAAAAGGACCAGTTAAAAAAGTAAAACATACATATAAAACAATAGAGGTAATAAAAAATTCATTTAAGAATGTAATTGATTATTTTAAATATGATTATAACACATAAGATGGCTTGGAATAAATGTTTATCTCATCAAATCTGGCCTTACATAGAAAAAGGTTGGAAAGATGAAGGTCATCCTGTACATTTTTTATGGGGATTAGGTGGTAGTAATCTAAACACTATAAGAGATATTACAGAAAAAGGTGAAGAATGGTGGTATGTAGATGTTGGTTATTTAACTGAACAGATTACAAGATATCCAGAACCATCAATACACGATTTAGATAAGACTTATTTTAGAATATGTAAAGGCAGTATTCATACTACAAGAGGTAAGATAGGCGATGGTGCTCGTATAAAAGAGTTAGAAAGAAAAGGTATAGATGTAGAGTTTAAAGGATGGTACACAGGTGAAACAAGTCATATACTTTTATGTCCATCATCACAGACAGTTACGTTTCATACAAATGGTATATCACAAGAAGAATGGATAAAGATGGTAGGCGAAGAATTAAGCAAGTACACAGATTTACCTATTAAAATGAGAAACAAACCAAGACCTGGTAATGAGTGGTGGGGTAAAGATATAAAAGATGATTTAAAAGATTGCCATTGTTTAGTTACAAATATGAGTTTAGCATCCGTTGATGCTATAATGAATAAAGTACCTGTAATATGTGCTGGTAAAAATGTAGCAGCACCTGTATCATCTCGTTTACCAAAGTATGTTACAAAACCATTTAGACCTGGTAGAAAAACTGTAATTGAATGGTTAAAATATATTACTGAACATCAATTTACTTTACCCGAAATAGGTAATGGTTTAGCATATCAAATATTAAAAAGACAGTATGAATAATGTTATATGTGTATATACAGGAACAAAGTACAATATAAATCACGTCAATGTACTTTACAATATGGTAGAAAGAAATCTATCGCAACCATTTAACTTCTATTGTTTAACAAATAATCAAGGTCAAAAGTTTCATAAAAATATAAAGTTATTAGATGTACCAGAACCTGTAATGGAAAACTGGTGGAATAAAATGCACCTTTACAATAAAGAGTTAAACATTGAAGGTAACATTTTATATATGGATTTAGATGTAGTGGTGATTAGTAATTTAGATGAATTTTTTACAAACTATCCAGATGACAAACTATGTGTCATAAGAGATTTTGGTCAACCTACATCAACTATCAATTCAAGTGTGTTAAGATACAACTTAAAACATCATCATTTTATTTGGGACAATTATATAAAAGAAAAACAAAGATATGATGGTTTACATGGTGACCAAAATGTATTAACTGATATGGTATACTCACACGAAAAAATAGTATTTCTACCAGATGAATGGACATACTCATTTAAGTGGCCTGAAAGAGGCAAACCTAAACAATATCAAAAGTATAAACCCGAAGACCACCCTTTAAAAAAGAATGCTAAGATATGTGTATTTCATGGACACCCCAATCCTGACTATGCTATGGAGTATGATTCGGGTAAATGGATAAAAGACTACTGGAAATAGTCAAAAAACGACAAGAATCAGTCAAAAGTGCGACAGAATTGCACACTTATACCTTAAAAACCTAGTAAAATCAACACTTTTCAATGCTTGACTTTTGGCTATTTTTAGTGTAAAGTATATGTATATGACAAATAAAGGAGACACTATGATAAAAAATTCAGATAATTATTACAAATCATTTAACGTTGTTTACAGACGAGAATACTTTGATTCTGAACAAGCAGAATATTTTTGGAGTAGTTATTCAATGTATAAAAACGTACCTATTTCTAAAATTAAGTATTACAGAAAACAATTACTTAAATTTAAAGATTATATGGATAAGTATTTTAAAGAAGACGCAACAAACTTTGCTGGTGCTACTGCTATTGAGATAATCTATCCAGACGAATACTATCAAACTTATGAAGATGTATTTGGTCCAGAAACGGCTGCAGGTGACAATAATTTATTTAACGATTATGGTCAGTTATGGAA